TTCTAACTTGCAGGCCGGGTCCAGTAGCAGAGTCATCCCCCGACTGACCATACATCGCTAGTCCGGCCGTACCGCCTATAAGACCAGCTTTAGGGGTTGTCATCGCACGTAATGCAGGGTTCTGTGCCCGCAACTGGCTAATGCCTTGCGTCATGGTCGGGAAGACCTGCTGGCCTCCCTGAACGCTTTGCTGGGCAGTGTAGCGTCCTCCGGGACCTCTAGCGTTTTGCAAAAAAGGCTGCGTCATACGCTGCCCTGCGCCGCCACGGAAAAGCATGTTGCCTAAGTATTGGTTAGCTGCTTGATTAAAACGGCTAAGCCCACCCCGCGCAGCCGCACCAGCAGCCGAGGCATAAGGAAGGGCTCGGGCAGCTAAACCGCCAATTGCCATTTTGGCTGGAGGGAGCCCATTAGGCGTCGGCGGGGCTCCCTCAGACCCGCCTTGGGGAAAAGGGGGCTGGCCCCCCATTCCGCCTTGAGGCATAGCTGGCCCTTGGGCCGTGGGCTGTTGTGGTGGAGGCTTGGCCCCCGGAGGAGCCATCGCTGCACCTTGCGGCAAAGCACCAATACCCTGCGGCTGGTTCATCATGGCAAAGTGGTCTTGCAAGATAGCCAGTACTTCAGGTGGCGTTTCCATTGCCGCTTCTTCCCCCACCATACCAGCAAGCTCCGTGTACCGAGCGTCTACTGAGCGCATGTCGCCGCGCAGATTGTTCATAAGGATTTCGGGATTCTGAGGGTTACGCTCCATTGGGAGCATCTCTTCGCCTTCATCTTCCATGGCTTGTTCCGGCATTTCCATGTCGTCTTCGACCATTTCCATGTCGTCTTCAAAGCCCTGCATGATCCCTGTGTTGCGAGCCTTTTTGGACAAAGGCATTGCAAACATGGCCCGCTTCAAAATGTCTTGGTTCATATTAAATCCTTAAAGAATTCCTGCGCTTTCCGCTGCCTTTACCCCACCAACAATTGCAGCGCCTGTACCAACTGCTTGCTGCGCGACACTCGGATCAGGTGAAGCCTTCTGTGTAACCGTCATCTGCGACGACGGAGCACTTGCTAGAATGTCCGACTGGAATGCAATCTCCTCATATGGCTGATAGGCTTCCTGCAGTTGCGTGTTACGCAGCGCATCAAGCTCAGCCTGTTCCTGCAGTTGCTGAACTTCACCAAGGCCGTATAGGTTAGCCACATCCGTTTGGGCCATTTGTTGGGCCGTTTCGCCGAGCGCCGCTCCCTGAATACCGGCATCGCTCAATTCGCCTCCTAACTCGCCAATGCCCGCAGCCATTGATGCGCCAATATCGTATTGGCCTTTTGCCAAATCGGCAATACCACCGCCAACATCCTGCATCGTCTGCGATTGCGTGGCAGCGATATTTGCACCAGTTGCAGCAGCATCTGCCACATTGCGTCCAGCACTCTGCATGAGTTCCGCTTGGGTGAGTTCCTGACCCGTAATGTTTTGACCGACATCCGCCGCCATTTGTGCGGCGTTCTGCTCCGCAGTTGACTGCTGTGCAGCAATATTTGCCTGCGACGTACCTGCGCTCTCCAGAGCCTGCCCCTGTGCCAATTGGCGTTGCTGCTGTTGCTCAAAGGCATCCATAGCAGCAGCCTGAGCAGTATCGTAGCCGCCCATCATCATCTCGGCAATTGTTTGATTGCGCTTATCCATCAAGTTGCGATCAAACTCGGCTTGCTGGATAGCAGCACGGCTACCTCCAAAAGCTCCCTTGCGAACCGCTTCTCCTGATAGTTCTTGACGACGGATATCCCCCTGACGATTAATTTCAGCAATCGCTTTTTGGATTACTTCGTTCTGGTACGGGTTCATGTAGGCTTCGACCATGCTTGGATCGTAGCCTTGGGCAGCACCAGTCAAGGATGCAATGCCTGTATCAATTGTGCTAGCCCCTGTATCAAAACCTTCCTGTTGCGCGGCAGAACGGGCCGCATCGACCCCTTGCATTTGCAGATCACGGCCTTGGCTTAAATCCGCCGATGACCCGGCTACAGCCATGTTTGTCGCCAGATCGATGTCCTGCTGGAATCGGCCCATGTCCTGAGCAGGGGCCATTGCTTGGTTATAAGCTTCCTGAGCAGCGCTAAATTGCCCCCGGGTATCTGCCCCCTGCAGAGTAGCAATCCCTTGTTCAATCGCTTGAGCGCCCGCATCTACGTTAGCCGCAGCAGCATCCATGTAGGGCTGGTAAACGCCAATGCCTTCCTGCCCTAATTCGATTGCCTGTTGCTGTTCCGGGGTTAGACCAGCTACTTGATAAGCCGGTAATTCTGGGGCCTCTAGAGCTCTTGCAGATTCAACCAGCGCAAGTTTCTGCGCCTCAATTTCTGGGGCTTCTCTGACAATTTGTTCACTAACTGTAGTTGCCATGATTAACCCCGTCCTGCGTTACGTTCTAGTTTGTGCATCAAATCGTACATCCTTTTTGCACCTTCCCTACGGCTACCGTTGCCCATTCCGCGCACAGCTTTAGCCGTCATTACGAATTCGCCGTCCGACAACATGGCGGGCACGTCGTCCGAAGTCCCAGTACCGGGGCCGTCAATTTCCCCGGTCTTGCGTGGGTAGCCCCCTTGGCCCAACGAAGCAATTCCTCCAACAGCGTATTGCGGCACCAAGTTTGTATACATCGAAGGAGTGTTATACGGCTGGTATATAGGCTGCATTGGGCGACGAGGAGCAAATATTCCTTGCTGCAACGAGGGTAACTGAGTCGAAGTGGCCTGAGAAGAAGGCACCCGTACATCAGCCATGGTGGCAGTGGGGGACCACCTTGAGCCGCCTACAATAGCTCCGCGCTCGTCATACTGGACGCCGGGAAGGCCTTGCATGTAGTATTTGCGGGGATTCTGAGCGATTAGATCAGCCCCTGTAATGGGTTTACCGGATGCATCCCGATCGACAAGCCCAGCGGAAGTCGGCTGGTCTGACTTAAATCCACCACCTAAGGCCAATGCGCCAATACCGGCTGCAGCTAATGGGCCATATTTCTCAAATGCATTGGGGGACACCTTAGCCAAAGCTTCTTTTTCGGAAAGAGTGAAGCCCTGTGCCGCAGCCCTTTTTTGCTCCTCGGCAGCGGCTTTATATAAAGCATCCCCTTGTAGCCCCTGCTTGCTCGGGGCAATATAGTCCCATGCCTTGCCCGCTAACCCCTTAGCTTGGTCCATAAAACTAGCCTCCATAGGAGGCGGAGCGCTAGTTGGGCCTTTAGGCAAGGACGCAAAAGTCAGATTCCCACTGTAAGGAGCTTGGGTTGGTGGGGCAGTTTGACCAAAACTTGCTTTTGCATAAGCCGCCTGAGCCTGTGAAGGAGGAAAAGCAAAAGGATCTGTTTGTCCGATTGTCTTAGCTGACAACGGCAACCCTGCCGCTTCAAACGCTTTATTCGGCGTCAAAACATTTTGAGAAGCAGAACCGGGTGTAGCAACCCCCTCAGTCGCCTTTTGTGCTGCTGTGCTCTGTTGGGCAGCAGGTGTTCCGGGTATTTGACGGCCAAAAGCATCCTTTAAGCTGTCTCCTCCCATTAGATTGCCGCCAACCTGAACGGCTCCGCCAATCACACCCTGCATCAGGCCAGTCTTGACAGAATCCTCCAAGCTCTTACCGGAAAGCGCCGCTGCCCCTGTTCCAACAATGCCCGAAGAAATAGCGGCGTTTAGCGCTTGATTGGTGATGCCCATCTTCCCAACAAAGTTGGAAACTGCACCGCCCGGAGCCCCAAAGTACGCGGTTGCCCCAGATATCAAAGCATCTTTTAAGTTGCCACCCGCAAGCAGCGTCGTGCCAGCAGAAGCCAACGGTGCAGCAAAAGCCCCAGCATATGGTCCGAGGACGGCGGTCAACGCAACGGTAGTAAGCACCTTACCAATAGGACTCTCTACAATATCCTTGGCAACTTCAACAATCGGCTTAATAATAGGATCAGTGACTTCCTTGATGAAATCAAAGATTTCAGTCAAGAAAAATCCATACTCAGGCAAGCCTGTAGCCGGGTTAACAGTCCCCGCACCGCCCCTAGCCCGTAGCATCTGCGCCTCTTGAGGCGTGATATGAGCAAGCATGGTGTCGCCAGCGCGCCCCTGAGCCGCAACCATACGCGCTGCGTCGGCAATCCCACCACGAGCCATGCCAACCGGAGCTTGCATCGGGGCCCGCTGCCCACCTCCACGCTGCTTCTTGGCATCAATAGCAGCATACAAAAGCGTAGCCAGCAATTCCGGGTTGTGCTCCTCCGGGAACACCCCCCTCGGAATAGCTCCGTCAGAAATCAACTGCTCTAAAATACTTTTGTATTCTTGTGGGTTATCATATAAATACTGGATAAATTGGATAAAAAGGTCTAACTGTTTATCCGAAAGCCCCTCCAACTTAGAACTAATAGCACTAGTAGCCTGTTGAACCGCCTGAGCCGCTTGAGGACTAGCGTTCCTAAGCCCCTGATTGATAGCGTCTGAGGACTCCTCAAGACTGAGCCGTGGTCCTTGGTTCATGCCACTGTTTTCAGGGAGAGCCATAATGCCTTCTGGCGCAGATGTAGCCATAGGTATTCCTTGTTCTGGTGCTGTTGCCATTTTAATCCGTCAAATCGTAATAGGAAAGTCCCCCGACGAGGTTGTTCGATCCCGATCCACTCAGGGTTCGCGCAGCCAGCGTGTAGACTTCACTCACATTCGCAATATCAACCCCAATCTGTAGCCCAAAGTTGTACTCTTGCTCAGAATTTAAAGAAGTAGATCCTTGGTTGCTACCAGAAAGATATGTAGAGCTAACAATGTTATTGTTTGAACCAGACATCGACGTAGCCCCAAGGTCATACTGAACATTTGAGCCACTGCTAAACAACCACGTAGCACCAGTCAAATGACTGGCATCGGGGTACTTATACAAAGCTACCTCAAAATCCAAAACCGTTCCAACCGGTAGCGCAGTAATTGACGCCGGAATAATTACCGCTCCCTCTTTCCCGGGCTTTATCCGCATTGAGAACAAAGGAACAAAACTGGTTCCAATAGATGCGGTGCTCGCGGACCGGATCCAATTAGGGGCCACCCGTTGGTTATAACCACCTTCGGACATGACCGTCGAGCATATCTGTGATAGCGTTGCGTTGCCCGTGCCTGTGCCAGAAGAAGTAATTTGATAGCGCACAGGGAGAATGGCCGTCTGCATATACACCGAAGTGGCAGTGTTAGCGTGGTGGAAAGCATGGCACACATACAGTTTGCCGTCCTGCACAAAGCCACACCGAACGGTACCCACCCCCAGCCACTCCAAATCAATGTAAAGAATCTGGGTCTTGGTTACATCCAACGTCACGCCACTGGCACCAGTGCCGTCCATCTTGTCAGTGTTCCATGAGGACTGAGCCACCGTCTCTGTGACCGACCCATTCTTCATGATTTCAAAATACAGGGTAGAGCCATTTCTACGGAAATAGATTCCGTTGCTGCCGTCAAAATACCCGATTTTGCTATCTACGCCATTGTTTGCCGCGCCCATAGCAAAGGTCGCAAAGACCAGCAAACTCTTCCCCGGTTGATACGGGAATACCCTTAATGTCTGCCGCGTAACATCCTCAGATGCCGTTGCATCCACCTGCAACGTAACCGACGCATCGTTAGATACATAAGTCGCACTGGCCCCAGCGCCAGTAGTAACTGTGTCAAACTGGGGGTCAGACTGAAATCGGTTTTTGCTGTCAAAAAGCGTAAAAGGATTAGACGTACGCAAACGGCCAAAGGCGTCCCCTGCGGTGCCTAATGGGTAAATGCCGCCCGATCCAGTGCTCACATTAATCTCCTGCAACAGGTTGTTGAGGCGGTTGAAATAAAGACGCAAAACATTAGAGTATTGATCCTGATACTGGGCTTCCCACACAGCAGGCGCGGCTGGGAGCCTTGGGGGCTCCGGGACTATAAGGTCGGTTGCCGGGTCTACCCGTGGGTTGGTTGCCATTAACGCCGTCCATCTTGTCTTATGTCAATGCGAGGCACGCCTAGTTGCCATGCTGTGCCTACATCAGAGGAACTTATCTTAAAAGCCATTTGACGACCCCGCACACGCACATTCACTGTTTCTGTGTACTCCTGAACGTCATAATTTCTTTGGCCCGAGTAATCCTGATCGCTAGTGACCGTTGGCGAAGAGGAGGTGCCATATGGGGCTCCCGGATTCTGCCGGGGGCGAGAGGTCAAAGTGACCTTGGGGGCAGAAGCGGTTGACCCGTTAAAAGTGATGTCCGGCAGCATACGCCACACAAAGCCGTACTTATGCCCCTCGCCAATATCAAAGTCAGACGACTGAATGTATGAAGCTATCGCACTTGGGGGATTAGTCGAGCCATCGTCCACACCACTTTCATGGTAGTAAAGTGAGCTGTCTTGACCGGTCGCCATCGGGTATTCACG